GGATTAGGACCCGCTGTAGATTAGCACCAGTCATAAACATTGCACTTAAAATCCGAAAATGAATAGATTTGAGCCGACTGTAGACGCGGCAGAATGATGAGTGTGGAGATTAGAACTCCAGTTTCATCGTATGTTTCTCTTGACTTTCACTTGTTGATTTCGCATACCCAAGTGTTGTGGATATGGAACTATGTCCTAGCATATTTTGCACATCAACAGGTGGTGTACCTGATGCCATGTGCCATGTACCAAAACAATATCTAAGGGAATGGAAACAATAACCATCCTCCTCATAACAACCAATGAAGTGCATACATTTATAAAACGCACGTCTTAATTGATCATCACCAGTCCATTCATCACCAAAGATCTTTACGTTTGGTTTAACAAACTCAACCCTTGATTTAAGAATTGGTATTAACTGAGGGTGAATTGGTATTGACCTTGCCTTACCCCATTTACATTTCTCAAGTAGTAATCTGTTGAGTTCAAAGTTAACCCAACGTGCAGGGAGATTTAATATCTCTGACTGCCTCATACCTGTTAGAGCTGCAAATAAGATGATATCAGCTAAGTCATCACGTCTAAGTTGTGTCCTTGCAAAGTCGATCATCTGATGTACTTGCTCCTTAGTAAAGTAAGTACGATTAGAGTCACGCTCTCTAAAGCGAGGGAATGGTAGGAAATCAAGAGGTGCATCATGTAGTCTCATTGACTTAGTAAACTTAAGTACAACGGAGACAGCTGATATAAACCTATTGATTGATCCGTGTTGTAACCCTTTATCCTTGAGACGATTAGTTAATGTAACCATCAAAGGATAGTCGATTTGTTTTATAGGGAATGAGAGTCCTTGGAACTCAGTGAACATGCCAGCGTATAAAGCAGCGGACTTCCGTCCGTTTCCATACTTCCAGCTATCACGATTATTCATCGTAAACTCTAAACAATTTCCCCACGTGAGTGCTTTACTCATAAAGTAATTGTTTAATTTGATTCATTAAGTCTTCACCTTTACGGGTGAGTTTGAGGCGCTGACGCCTTGGTTTGTGTTCTTCTACCTCCTTTACTATCAGATCAAATCCAGCTTTACCTAGACGATGGTCTTTACTTAACCTGTCAGTATTACGTGAGCTACTAGCAGTAGTGAAGTTTAAGTCTTCTTCTAATGCTGTCTTATGGCAATCATTATGTGATCCGATATAAAACAACGTAGCTAATACTTGGGCTGGTACTTCTCGGTCATAAAGACGAATTAAATTAATCACCTTTAATAGGCGTTCAATCTGTTCGTCTGTTACTTTCCTTCGAAGATTGGGATCCATCGTCCTTGTTAAAGTTTGGACATGAATACTCTAGGCGATATGTACCTAGATGTATATCAAATTTTACAAAGCTTTCTTTATCTTTACCAAGATAGAAATTACCAAAGCTTAGTAGTTGCATCGTTTAAGTCGAAGTTCGTGGATAGGTTAGGTAGTTTTACTAGATTGTATAGGTATCAGTTACTACAATACTAGTCGGTATGTATCATCTACTACCTGTTCATTCATCAATGATAACAATTCCTCCTTATGTGGATGCTTCTTGATGTCCTTGATTAGTTCTTGAAACCTAATCTCTTGTGTTCGTTTCCTCATTGTTATACCTCTGTGGATGTGGTGAAAGTTTGTGAATAGAATCGTGATCGCACACAACAAACTCATGTGTGTTCACTAATTGTTTGATCTTGTTTTCAGCAGCGCGTCGATACTTATATGAGTACTCCTTAACTCTTCCTGTCTTCAATGAAGTAGCTCTTATGACACATTCATGACTACTAGGTAGTAGCCAATTGCGTACATAATGTGCATAGAACACATCGAATGGCATGGATGGAAAATATTCAGGTTCAGTATCGTTTACAGCTCTGATATTGTTTGGGTAATACTGTCTAGATTTCTTTTTCATAATCCCTCGTTTGGTCATAGTCAGCTCCAGTCCATTCATCACGTATGTCTTCTTCACTACAAGGAATCACGTCCTTGAGTTCTTCACCTAATAAGCCAGCTAAATTAATAGCTCGATACCCAGCTTCAATGTTGTCGGTACCAAGAACGATGTACTCATTCTTATTAGTTAGCACGACAAATCTTCTGAGTGGCGTATCACTCAGCGCCTGATGAGTGTGTTGCATAAATGTTATTTAGTCTGTGTAAGTTTGCGTACTAGCTG